GTTTCATAAGATACGTAATATCTATGGAACCAATATTAAAATGGCTACTGAAACCTTTAGAGTAGTTAACTATAGAAAGGAGTTGTCCTTTGGACCTGATTCAGGTCTGACGTACAATATCAGTGCGCTAGGTCTTTGTGGATCATTGATCGTTGATAAGATGAATGGATTCGTTGGCATGCATATTGCTGGGAACGGACAGGAAGGATTCGCGATAGTACCACCTGAAGAAATCAGAAATGAGATAGCTCATATCATGCTTTCTTCATCGGAACCTAATTTTGATCATAAAGATTCATTTAATACTAATGACTTTTCAGGAAGTCGTTTGACATATGAAAAAGCAGAATTGTCAATGGCAATGCAAAGATCTAATTTCGTTGCATCGCCGCTTAATAAAGTTTTTGACCCGAGAGTTAATGAAGCTTGTGAGAAGTACAATATTGCAGCGAAAGCGCCAGTCGAAATTCGAAAGTATGGAACACCTACTCAAACATTGAAAACATGCGCCAAGAAATCGTTTTCTCCGATTAATCCTATTTCACAAGATGAAATTGTTTTTGCTAAGAAATGCTTGAAAACCATGATGGTTGATTTTAAAGATCTGACTGATTATGAAACAGCATTTGGAGACGGGGACATTGTTGGTGCCTTGAATAAGGACGCAGCTAATGGATATGGATTTAAGCCTAAGAAGGAAGTATATTTTGATTTTGAGAATAAAGTCATCTCGGAAGAGTTTCTCCAAATTGTAAAAGATTTTGAAAACCGAGTGAAATCGGGAGAAACAAGATGGGAAGATTTTGTTGCCAAGGAGGCATTAAAAGATGAAATAAGACCTGTTGGTAAGGATCCTCGTACTTTCAGAGTTATGCCATTGCATCACATATTTCTTAATAAGAAATATTTGGGGCAATTGTTCTCGCATATTCGTAAGAATATGTGGACTAATGGAATTGCTTTGGGCATGAATCCTTACCAAGATTGGGATCGGCTATATAATATTCTTAAAGCAGGAAAAGTCTTTGCTTTAGACTTTGGAAAATGGGATGGCAGTTGTCATGCTATGATACAAGATCTTGTTTCGGAAGTTGTTCTGGAACATTATAAAGGAGAACATCGTCAAGAATTGGAAGTAATTCTACATTCTATGGTGAGAGGATTTACTCTCGTCAATGACGAGTTGATGATGACTACGCACTCATTACCGTCTGGGGCATGGATTACTGCATTTTTTAACTCATTAATTAATAGGGTTTTAACAGCGATAACTATATACAGAGAAATGAAGGAAGACGGAAAAACCGCAACGGTAAATGATTATTTATCGTGTATTGATTTCGTCTTAGGAGACGATAAGATTTGCTCAGCAAAGGAAGGATACGAAAAGTATTTTAATGCTTATTCGTTGGAGCGAACTGCCAAAATTCTTGGTATGTCCGCCACTGATTGTAATAAGAAACCGATTATTTCGGCGTTTCATCCTTTGGAAGAGGTTTCTTTTCTGAAGAGAACATTCAGAGTACATCCTAAATTAGGATTGGTAGGACCTCTGTCTTTAGACACGTTATTAACCACGATTCAGTGGTATGACGCAACTAAAGATTTTGAGGTTGTGATGGGAGGAAAGTCAGTAGTTTGTCAGATAGAAGCATATATACATTCGCCAGATATGCTGCATTTATTTCAATCACTTATGCGTGAGCATACGTGGTTTAAAGAAATGTCAGAAGAGAGGATATTGCATACGTTGTTAGATAAAGACGAACTATTCGATTTTGTAAAAAGTACATTAGATAAGAAGTACTAGTCAGATATTTTTAGTTATTTTTATTTAGTATTTGTTTTTATTTTTATTTATTTATATAAAGACATGGTATAAGAAGTCCTGTTTATACCACTAATAGGACTAATAGGGTTATAATGCCTAACGTACTACTCATAAAATGAGGGCAGCCACTAGAGTATTTATTTTTAAGAGTGAAATAGTTGTAAGCAACTTCAAACACGAATGAACAGAATAGTAATAATAGTGGAGTACACACTATAAACAGTACTAATTTTTCGTCATCGCAGTTAGGCGATATGACGAATCCCCAATATGGGGAAACTCAGGAATTAGGCATTGATCAAGTGATGACTAGGGAATATATTTCAGATCGTTACACTATAGATACTACCCCATATACAGGTAGATATTTTTATGTAACATCTATTCCCTGGGCAGAAACAGCACCGAGGTATTCTTTGCTTGCTGGAAATAATTATTCGATTCCGGGTAGTATTTTCAGAAACAATATACCTCTGCGCAATTTGATCAACAGTGCAGCATTTTATAGAATGAAACTAGTCATGTCTGTAGCTATAGGAGGGACAATAGTCCATGGAGGAAGTTTACTTGTAGCAGCCATACCACCGGCTACTTCGGAGTTTTTCTCAGGACCTAATCAGGTTAATACGCTGATGTCTTGCCCACATGGCTTCTTATATGCTTCTCAGGCGACAGCCTTAGAGTTATCTATCCCTTGGTATTGTAATACGGATTATGCTCCAGTTGCAGTTGCCGGACATTCAGATTTTAATATACCGACAGGAGCTTATTCCTCTCTGGTTATTATGGTTATGAACCCTCTTTTTCCAGGAGGAGGCACAACATCGCTTAATCTAACCATATCAGCTAGATTTGAGGAATTAGAACTTAAAGTTCCAGCTCCCAATGCGGCAACGTGGCAGAACCCGAGAGAATTTGTGTCTGAGTCCTTGATGCAATCAGAATCTCTGATTGGCACTGTGGCCTCAGGACTACAAGTCATGGCTAACGCTGGAAAATCGATAGCGCATGCCACGGGAGACATATTTGATAGAGTATCCAAAATCTCGGGATTCTTTACAGGATTGCATAATCCTAATAGACCGACGATTACAGAGAGAGTGATTACTACCACCAGAAATCACCTCAATACTGTAGACGTCCCACAGTTTTTCGAGAAATTGGACCCTTATCCTTCAACAGAACGTACCACAGATGAATATTTATTTGGTACGGAGCAGGATGAGATGAGTATCCGTTACATTGTTGCCAAAGAGCAATATTTGGGAGCCATACGCATTTCAACAAAAGACGTAGTTGGGAAACTATTGTGGGCTAGACCCATGACACCATACCAAACGTTCGAGCCAATATTTTCAAATAATATATCATTGATATACTATTTGACTCGAGCCTGGAATGGTGAGTTTGAGATGGTATTTAGGTGTGCGGGATCAGCTAAACAACAGGTCAAAGTGTTGCTTAGTCGATTTTACTCACCTAATAGGGACGTATATAATAGAATTCCAACAATGTACTCATCAGTCAATACTTTGTCTCAGATATTAGAATTTTCTCAGGGAGGTCAGGAACATGTTTGTTCATTTCCATATCTTTCACCATTAGAGATCACACCTTGTACAACAGATTATTCTACAGGAGCTTCTATGAATGGAGAATATTATGTATATTTAGCTCAACCACTAGTCATTGGAGATAACTCTCCGGATGTTATTGAGATAAATGTATTTATACGATCCAAGTCATTGAACTTCTATGGATATTCTTTGAATAGTCCATTGTATGCGATCACTCGTAAGGAAGAACATGACGATGATAATGATGTGCAATATGGAGACGATCTGTCAGATAAGAAAGAGAAGGAAATTTCGAAACCTCGTTTGCGTCGTAGGAGTTCGGTTGCATCAATTACAGAGCCAGTAATCATGTCGACTAAGACTCGTACTACCCAGATGAGAAGTGAGAGTGGACCCCCGAATTTTTCTGTTTTAGGGAAAATGCAACCTCAGGATGGAGCAACAATTTCAGAGAAACCTGGTATTGTTTCTTCCCGGGTACATCAGATACATCATGGAAGAGATATTATCAGGCGTATGTACAAAGTAGGCAACTTGAAATTACAATTTACTTTTTCTAATAGATATTCTATTCCTCTAGCTTCTTTGATAGGTTCGGATTCTCCTCCTCTTTTTATGTCCGATATCAATATTAATCCTCTTAGTTTATACTTGAGCATGTTTTATGGTCGTCAGATAGGTTTTAAGATCAGAGTCAAATTAAATTATAAAGCTCAAGGAGCTGCGACGGGATTAACTCTTTCATATTTACCTCCTCAGCCAATTCTCAGATTTTCGGGGTCAGACGCAGCATATTTTATGTGTTTCCCGAACCCGAAAGTTGCTCAGATAACATCGTTTCCTGTACCAGTAACGGATAATTTTTCGTATACTGTTATAGGAGACACAGTCACTGCTTTTGCAGAATGTGTTATTCCGAATGTAACTTTAGTCAAGTTTGTAAATGTGAATATGAGCGGAGTCCCTTTCCAACCAGCTGACAATTTATTTATTCAAGATCATGGCAGATTAATCATTGAGGGAGATAAGAACACTTTCAGTGTAATGGACGGAGAGATTTATGTAGGTCTCACTGATGAGTCAAGAGTAGGTTTTCATACCATAGCACCTGTAGTAGCCCAACAAATACCTAATGGAGATTCTTATTATTTTAATGGTCCTTATTATAGTAATAATGCAGGAGAACCAATTACTCTCATTCCTGCGTATTCAAATATCACGTATACACAAGGAACAGTCCCAAATTTTAATAGCACGTGATATGCTCAATTTGCAATTATTTTAATAATTTTCTCAATTGTATTTGTTTTTTAGTGTAGTTTTTGATTTTATTTATTTTTGTTTTTAGATTTTAGAAGTCAGATATTTTTGTTTTATTTTTATTTTTATTTTTGCATTTATTTTTATCAGTGGTTAAGTAACCCGGAAAAACCCGTTAGTATAGGAGAAATCCTCGGTGATTAAGTAATCTCATTGGTCAGATACCCGCGAAAGTGCG